AACGGGATGGATGGTGAAGTCTAACGGAAAATCTTGATAAACGATTGGTGTAGCCATAGTAGACCCTATTTATGTGTTATTATTTATAGATGGGGTTGCTGAGAATATCTAAAACGCCACCTGGGTTCTTATTGGCAACCGTATCAAACAAGAAGTGCGTGCAGGGATCGGCATTCAAGGCTTCCAGCCCCATTGCAACTGCGGCTTGCTGAAGTTGATTGACGCAGTTCTGAAGGAATTGGCTATCTTTGTCTACGATCCCTCTGATGGAATTGGATACGACAGCCAGGGTATCCGTGATGTCGGCAATGGTCGCCGCACCCCGTTCTAGTTTGGAGGCTACCCCTTCAAGTTGTGCAAAGAAACCATCAAAGGTGCTCTGAGAAAACAACCCAGTCGCCCCTCCCAATACCGCAAGGCAATCCTTTCCTGCGTTCACCACGGTCAACATATTTTGCATTGAGGTGCCTATCGAGAGAATTTGTTGAAGTCCTGGGGCTTGAATGCCCTGACTCTTGAGAAGCCCTGAGAGTCGGTCTGTGTGCATCATGAAGTTACCCATTGACGTGCGGACATCTTCAATAGGATCAGTGGTCAGAAAGGCAGCGGCATCAGCCTGTGTGATACTTCCGTTGGTGATATCACCGGACGCGATACCTGTGAGGGTGCGTTCAATCCGTGTAGCCCCATCTCCAACGAGGTTGACTTGGTTAATCATTGGGTTGGAGAACAGACTACCTGGGTCCGTGGTGATCTTGTCCACCAAAGTTTTTGTGACATTGGAAAAGCCCGATGTGGCGGCCGCAGGGGTCGGCAACCCAGGAATAGCGGGAATATGTGAGAAATCAAGAGAGAATGCCATGATGCTCCTTTATCCTGAAAAGACTGTCACAGAACCCATCGCGCACACTGATCCGCATGCGATAGGGTCCCCAATACGCATCAGTGGTAGCCCATCCACAAAGACCGTGGGGGAACCTCCTCCACCTGGACTTGGGTGCACACTAATGATGTTTGTATGTTGTGCCCATATATCAATCACTCGCACCGCTGGTAGCCCATCCACAAAGACCGTGGCTGATCCCGTCACCGCAGGACGCGGCGGAAAGTAGGTCGGTCCCGCAGGATGCCCACTGCACATATCAATACCCAATCGCACCACCGGTAACGGCACACCCATGTTAGACTCCTGTTACAGGCAGTGGTGGAGGAAGAATCGCTCCTGGTGGTCCATTCAAATTCATTGGGATGCCTGTCAACATCATTGGACCCGCTGAGGTGTGTGATTGTAGTATCCCTGCTTGTGTCGTGAGCGACCCGGTCGCGTTGAGAATAATGTCCATCCCCGATTCAATGTTGACATTCTTACCTGCTTTGAGATTGATATTTCCCGCTGCGGTGATGTTCACGTCTCCCTTGACGTAGACATTCTTATCCGACAACACAATCTCAAACGCATCAGCCTTTATGTTGATAACCTTGGTGCCATCTGGATGAGTTTCTTCAAACGTGCCTGAACGATGATAAATGTGAATGCGTTCTGCCCCTGGTGTATCATCAAATTCTAAAATATGACCCGATTCAGTTTCCATCACACGATTATAGGGATAGACAGCCCCATAGGGGGTGGCGGGTTCACTCCATGTTCCAGGTCCCGCTGTAGGCACTGCTGCTACAATGCCCGTTGTCTTTTCTTGGATCGGAGTCTCACTGATCTTTTCGTTCCGTGCGAGGCGCGAGAACGTGGGTTCTCCGAGACGTGAGGGGTAGCGCGTCGGCGAGGAACCTGGCAAACTCGGTGCACCGGACAAGTCTATGCGAGGATCGGCAAACCCCTGGCTTGCCGGGGGGAGTTCTTTCGGAATGCCTGGAAGGATACCCCAAATAATCGGGGCTTGTTCGTCCAGTCCATCCAAATAAAATCCCGTAACATAATCCCCTTCCTTGATCTGAAGAGAGGAGGTATCATTGAGCGGAATCATCGGCATCGCCCACGGCAAATCTTCTGTGGGGATCAATGATTTTGAGTCTGTATGTGACCCCAAAATACGCACGCGGCATCGCCCAACCTTCAGGGGGTCTTGACGATCCTCTACGACTCCGATCCACCAAACAAATTGTGCCCCTAGAGATGATTCCATTATGAATTCCTCAACTTTGACATGTTACCACTATTTTCAAGAGGAGCGGGTAACGTATCAGTGATAGAGTCCTTTGATAGTTCTAGGATGCAGACATATTTAACACGATCTAATTTGTGTCGGATTGACGTAATCAGGTAATTACCCGATAGCAGTTCGTCCATCGGCTTGCCTTCTTTGAACCCCACCGAAGCGACTGGGAGGTTCAGGGTCACGACTTGCCCCACACGCAGTAACATATTCCCTGGCATAGCGACTTTGACTCGATATCCGTGCATCCCCGCGATATAAGCGTTGCGCTGAAGGAGCCACGTCTCCACTTTTAATTGATCGACAGCCACACGGTAATATGCCTCATGATGGCGTGTAGGATACTTGTGCGTGCGGTCCTTCGCGTCCTGTAAATAGGAGAAGTCATTTGCGTGCCTGGTGTCGTTGAAAAATCCTAACCCATCCTGCTCATGGCTGCGTATCGCCTGGTCCAGCACATTCACCGTCATGAGTTTGCTGGAATACACTCCCGTATTGAAGAGATCAATGGTATCGGGGGCGCTGACCAGTTCATAGGACTCTGCTGCCTCTAACCGTTGCTGCATGTCTGTTTTATCTTTGCTCTTTTCCCTTGTTGCCCCGGCGAAGTTCATGGGCATGAAGTTGATCGCTTGCAGTGGGGCTTGCTGTGACAAATTTTCAATCGAGTTGAAATGGAACCCCAGGCTATCTTCAAAAAACATGAACGAACAACTGGTAGATCGTGCCGTGCTTGCCATACGTGCAAGCCAATTGATCGCATAGAATGGAGACCAGAACGGCACCACAACACTGAAGTCCCCTGTCGTTGGGGTCAGTTCACTCTGAGGGAGCTTCTCGGAAGAAATTTGGAGATAGTTATACGCAATATCACGAATGATGTTCGCTACCGTCATGTCCTTATAGGAGTTGGAGACTTTTATTGATTGACTCAGTATCAGTTCTTCTGAGCAAAAATGGAGCATATACGTTTCTGAAGCAGCGGTAACCTTGCTCCTATTGGTAATTCGATGCACACGAAAAGTCTTTTTCAATTGCCAGGTGGTGGAGGGCTTGATGAACGTCACGGAAAGATACTCAGCCCCCACGATAGGGAGGCGATTGATAAGGTTTTGTGTGTCTTGGATGAGAAGATTTCCGGTCATGACATTGGCATACAAATCCTCAAAGATGTTCAACTCCTGCATAATCTCGCGGAGGTCCACTTGCCCCCCCGTAGCACTGGTCAAGACAAGGCTCTTGAGTTCAAATTCTGTTGCATTCCCGATACCTTCTTGAACAGCCATTAGCTCAACAGACCTTCCAGTTCAGTGACGATTTGTTGAATGTATGTGGCTTCCAACAACCGAATCCTTCTTTTAGCCTCATTCAATTCTAGCTCATAGGTATACGCATCCACGGCTGAACGGGTGATGGTCGTGGTGACTGTTACTCCACTAGCGAAAGTTGTGACCACCGGAGTCGCCGTGCTCAGAGCATTATATCTCGTTTGATCGATGACAAAGGTGATGGTGCTGGAGTTGCCCAATGAATCACTCTTCACCTCTGTCATGGTAAAGTGGCTGGTTGCTCCACTGGCTGCGGCGACTGACCCATACTTCTCTTTAATATACGCCACGAAATTTGCATAGTCCTTCGGCCAGTCAAGAATCGGGTCGAGGATATTGTTGATGAGGGCGACCACCCAAAAATACTTGGCTGACCCATACTCCCGCGCTGCAATAATCTCAGGCGTTTCCCCCTCAATAACCACATATTCATAATAGGCAGATGTATTCTTGAGCAGTTCAGTGATGGGGGAACTTCGACGGAAAATATCTACCACCCACTGCAATTCTTCCTGCGTGCCTGCCAGGTTGAGTGTATATCCAATGTAGGGAAAATTATCAAAATATGTAGAAGGCATGTTAATATCCCTTTTCTATGTGCCACTTGGTCATGTATTCCAGTTCCTTGAACTGAAGCACCAATTGGGTGTAGACAGGGTAATCATCCTTGTAGAATGCCGTACCGGAGGGCGCATAGTCCACGTTGATGTTCTCAAGCACACAACTTGAAATTTTACCCATTGTTTCCACGCTAAATTCAATATCAAACTCTGATGGGGGAACAAAGTAGCGACCCACCCCGATCCCCTCGCCGAGCATCTCTGGAGATGCCGCCTTCTTAAATTCCATCACAATCTCTGCAACCTTTGCGGCTTCTGTGGCAGATCGTGGAGCAAACGTAAATTGAAAATTGAATGAACGTAAGTGGGGTGAACTATAAATGACATCGACCTGTGGATTGACCGCAATCCCGATTGCGGAGAGGGCTAATCCCGAATCTACCCCAATAAATTCTGCTCCAATTTCCAGCACTGGACCCGCGGCGCCCCTTGCGGTAGAGCCTGTTAGACTGGACAATAGCCCTGTGATCCCACTATCCTGATATCCCTTTGCCATTGATTGCGCCAATTGAGGTGCCGCAGTCAGCCCTTGAGCGAGTCGAGCAAATGGCTGTCCCGATAACTCTACATCTCTCCAATCGTTCGTATATTGCCAACTGAGTGTTTCTGGCATGTAGAGACGAATACAGGTGGAACTACGATGTGTCTTGCGACCAAACCCCACTGCCCCATTGGTTCCTGGGATATTTTTCTGAAGTGAGCGTGTCTGTTGTGCGTTGATCGCTGCGGTTGATTGTGGGGCTGGTCCCTGCGTCCTAGGTTTTTTGTAGTTGGACAAATCCTGTTCTAAAATATAGAACGTCATGAAGTATGGGTGCCGAGAACCCGGTCCCAAGTCAGAAATGGGATATTCCAAAGACTTATACCTATAGTTTGTTTGGTTCTTGCGCTGAGTCTCTCCCCATCTCTGTGTTTGTGGGGCAAGAAGTTGTGTAACTTTTCCTGAACCTGTTTCAACCCCGCCGGCAATTTGATTATCCAATGTGGTCTTTGGACCTGTTGCCACCGCGTTCCCATTCGTTCCCATTAGTAGTTCTCCTTCGATTCTTTCCAGACCTGTTCTTTACGGATGAATGCTCGCCTTGCTCGTTGTTCTCTGGCTGTGGAGTATGCTTCTTCTCTGCGAATCTTGGTCATCGTGACTCTGAAATCCTGCACTGGGAGTGTGCAGGCGATGTCCCATTCCTCCGGTGGCACCTCAATAAACCGCGTCATGATATGCCCAGACAGGTATCGCTTGATACAGGGTGTGGCACGATAGGCTTGGTGCATGGCTTTCAAAATCGGGTAACTCAATCGGAGCCGTGTCCGTTCATCCTCAACGGGACCTGACATGGTGCGCTTCAATTGCTGCAAGAGAATCAGGCGATCTTTGGGGTAGATGTAATGTAGGTTCAGACCCAGGAACCCATCATCGTAGCGTTGCAACGGAATCACCATTGGAAACTTATCCCAGTAGGGCAGGGTTTCTTTCCCTTTGGGGTTATATAAGAAGAAGTAGAATCGTCCAATCAGGGTCCGAGTGCGTTGGGCTTCTCGGTCCCTCAAAATCTGCCCACGCTCCTGTGCAGTGGGATTCAGTTTTGCCATCTTCTGAAGAAGCCACGCCCGACCAAATGCGGCGGTGAAATCCACATTCTTCTTCTCGGCTTGTTCTTTGATTTGTTTGATAATAGTCATGTGTCTATTTATGTGTCATACAAAGGACGTGCCTCTGTCCTTCTCTGTGATAACCTGGAAGGTCCACCCCTGATCCTTGCAGAATTCCTCAGCCGCTTGCCACTTGGCTTGATTGACTGCATACGTGGCGACTTCAGCCAAGAACTTACGGGATTGCCTTCGGGGGGCGCGAAGCACAGTCTGTGCATGGGGCTTGACTTCTAAGAGGTAGGTGCGTTGCACCCCGTTCCGATCTTTCACCCGAATCAAAAAATCCACAAAGTATCGGTGCATCTTTCCATCGGCAGGGGAGCGATAGGGAATGACCACCCCCTCAGAATTCCAGAGAATCACCGAAGGCTCTGTATCAAATTTGACCATCATCTGCCGTTCCCATCCTGACCGGTAGACAATATCGTTGACATTGCCAGCATACTTTTTGGGGTTGACAGGGGTGAAGCGACCTTGATAATAGCGTGACATGGGTTCCTTCGTGTGTTATAAATAGGCATATCCACTATTTAGAAGGGATCACTATGCCTGTAGGACCATTAGTTGAATTTCTCTCAACGATCAGCCAAGAGGGAGTTGCCAAAACTTCTCACTTTCGGTTTACTGCTGGTGTCACAGAAGATGGGAATTTTCCAGACATAGCGCGTCTGCTATCAATTCGCTGCGAAACCACCGAACTGCCTGGTCGCCAATTGGTGACCAATGACTCTCGCGTGTATGGTCCAAGTTATAAGACCACACACTCAGTAGTGTATCAAGAAATTACTCTGTCATTCGTGGAAACGTCTAACTTTGTAATTCGTTCATTCTTTGAGACGTGGTTGAATTCAATTTTTTCCGTTGGTAATAACCTACTCAGTTACCCCAATGCAACCCGCTTCGATTGTTTCCTGACTCAGTATGATGTTATGTTTGACGATAAAGACGACGAGGACACAACCAAAACGGGAAAGTCAACCCCAACTGGCGGCTTGCGTAGGATTGCCGAGTGGACTCTGAAAAACTCTTTTCCCACTGCCATTAACCAAATGCCTGTGTCATGGTCAGAGGATGGGATTCATCGCACCACCGTTACCCTTGCATTTGAATACTATATCCTGTGGGCATCGCATATGCCAACGCCCAAGAGCGCCGAGGGCAATATCAGCAACCCTTTCCCAGTTCCTCCGAAGGGCAGTAGTGGTGGGGTCTTTCAGTCATCAAAATCAAAATTTATCTAAGGGGTGATTCATTATGGCATTGTTACCAAAATTGACCGTTCCGTTATTTGAAGCAACGTGCCCATCCGGTTTGAAAGTGTCCTTTAGACCATTCCTCGTCAAGGAAGAAAAACTTCTTCTTATGGCGCAACAATCCAAGGATACGGTGGCGATCATCGCTGCGGTGAAGATGCTACTGGATAACTGCGTAGGGGCAATATCGGGCATTGACATTGATAAATTGCCTCTCTTTGATATTGAGTTCTTGTTCCTGCAACTTCGCGCTCGCAGCATCGGGGAAGTGGTCACGCTCAAATACAAGTGTAATCAGTCCATTGCCAATACCGTAAGCGGGAATAGCGAAATCTGCAATGCCGTGTCGGAGTATAAGGTAGACTTGTTATCCATTCAGCCAAAGTTTGATACAGGGCATGCCAAGTATATCCAATTGACCGATACCATTGGGCTGACGATGCGCTACCCTACATTCAAATCCTTTCGCAATGTCCTCAGTAAGGAGTTGAAGAAGGACGAATCGTTCTCCTTCATCGTGGATTGTATTGAATCCATCAGCGATCAGAATGCAGTGGTGTTCACGAAGGATGTTCTACTGGAAGAGGTCATTGCCTTCGTGGAAGATATGACCAAACCCCAGGTGGATAAGATGGACGCATTCTTTGATACCATGCCCAAGATCGAAACCACATTGAACTTCAAGTGCCCGAAGTGCGGGTTTGAGGATAACATTGAGATCAAAGGGCTTGACAGTTTTTTCGGATAATCCTGGGTCATGATAATCTAGCGAACTACTACATCACCACGTTCGCATTGGTTCAGGATCATAAGTTCTCAATCACCGAACTGGAAGAAATGATGCCGTGGGAACGGTCTGCGTATTTGACCTTAGTGCAGCAACGAGTTGAGAAAGAAAACGAGCGAATCAAACAAGCGAACGCAAAGAGGAATCGTCCACATGGCTAACGAAAACGACCCCATTGAAGATTACGTTAAAGAACTGCATGCCCAGTTCGCGCAGATGCACACCGAGCTTGAAGGGCTACAGCAATCCACAACGAAAGTCTCAACCGAACAGGTTACAGCCACACATGAGCAGACCGAGGCAGTCAAAGAGCAAACCAAGGTAGTCAAAGA